ATCTGCGCAGCCCAACGCAAGTCTAATCAGCTCAGGTGTGGTGCCAAGTGATGTGGTAGAAATTGAGCAATCCCATGAATCAAGGTGCTTAAATTCTTTCATGTTATTTGGTACATTATCCACGTCCTCGCCAAAATCAGAAAAATTAGGCTTACAAACAGGATTAATGCCGCCCGTAGTAGCACAAATTATGTCTGCGTCTGCAGGAGCAACAGGATTTGCAGGATTAAACCTCTTTAAGAGAACGCCCGCATCAAGCTGCAGTCCGTTAAATGCATTTTGTGGAATAACTGTAAATTTTCCCATATTTACTCCTTTCAATAAGCTGTCAAAAACTCAGCCATAAGATTTATATAAATTCTCTTCGTCGGATCTGTATCTGTCATTCTTTGAGCAAACGGAGATCCTTTTGTTATCCATACGTAACCGTTATCTAGTTTCGCAGAGCAAAAACCTTTTTCTGCTACTACTTTTGCAATTTCTTCAGATTTTAAAGTGATTTCTCTCCAAGAATTAGATCGATACCAAAGACTTCCTGACAATGTAACCGGCTGATCTAAACTATCAGTTGCCACGGTATAAGTTATATATGGCATGGCAGCATCATCAGGCACAGAATTCTCATCATATGCCGGTAACCCAAATTGGGACCAAAAATTATGGATTGCTTGTACTTTGTTCATCCGTCAGCTCCCATTCTTCGGCAGTTACTTGCCTCATGTTTAAGCCGGCACTCACTGGAGTGTGTTTGTCATCGCCATCTGAAGTAACTCTAAAAATTTTTCCATCCGAAACTCGTCTGAAAACATCATGATATTGCAAATTTATAGCTTTACGAGTTGTAACAGTATATAAATTTGTTACACCCTGCTTTTCTGCAATTCTCGCTTCCATAGAAGTATTGAGAACAATAGCAGAATCAAACTCCACGCTGTCAACCCATTTCGTATCGTATCCGCCGTAACCATCTGGTGTCCTTTGTTTATCGATCAAGACACATTTTTCCATTTGTTCATCTAATAAACTCAAGATATTTTCCTCCAATGATTTAGACGAGATGCGAACTTACTTTGCCAAGAGTTTAGATCATTCCCATGATTATCGGTACCACTTCCCTTGGAATATGAATACCCCCCAAAACTTTCTGACTGATATGGGCTATTTAACTTATCGGCATATTCATCCACGTAATTTTTAATATCGTCAGCCAGAGCAATAACCGCAGAAGGAACCGCCATAGTCCAAATAATACCGTCAAATTCCTCATCCGTAAGCGGTTCGCCGTATTGATGGATGCCATCATTAAAAATAGAACCTTTAATCTTATAATATTGATTTTGCCGAATAAAATCAACACCTGTTAGTGATCCTGATTCTATCTTAAATTTTCCGGTATAAATCTCTTTTTCAAAATAATTATGGATAAAATCAAGAACCTGTTCTAACATTTATTGCTCCTTTTTAGTCCTATTTTTTCTAGGCTTAGATTTTCCTATGCCGGTTTCCTTTGGTTCCTCTAAGGATGTTTCTGTTGTATTCTCGGTATGCTCCGGTTCAACAGGCTTAGGCTCTTCAACAGATTTCTTTTCATCGACTTCAGATTTGATCAAAGGCACGCGTCTCTTATTTTCACAAGAGCTGAGCTCCTTAATTCTTTCCCCGGAAACTTTTAAACCAGCACGAGGGAAATTATCCCCCGGCTGGTAAAGATGTCTGTTGTCCTGGAGATCTTCAAATCTTCTCAAGACTCTGTACATATTAAGCTCCTTCATCTACTGTTGCAACAAACAGTGAACTTGGGTTATAAAGCACGGGCATAAACAAGCCTGAAGCCTTTGTCCAAAGGACCGCAGGATCCTTTTCCATCCACTGAGATATGTAAACATAAGGAGAAACTCCAGATGTTCCAACACTCATAAACTGACCGGCATCGACTTCAGGAGGATTACCCCAGAGGCCGATACCCATCTTTCCGCCTACATTTGTTGCGAAGAAAGTGATCTTATTGTCAGGGAAGTATCTCTTCTGATGAATAATAGGTCTTTCATCAGGGCCGATCTCAGCATCAGCGCCATAAGTAAGATCGTTTGTTACGATCTGAGTGATGCCGAACTCTTCCTCAAGATATGCCTTAAGAGCAGCCTGAGTTACAAGAGCACCAGCACCAATATTGCCGTTGATTGCCTTCTGAACTGAAGCATTCTGGCGAAGCTTTGTAATATTTTTCTTTGCGGTAAGAATACCATTGATCACAACGCCCTTTGTAAGAGCAAAATCAATGATCTCCTGGATCTGAGCAAATACATCTGCATCATCAGAAAGATCAATAGTAAATGCTGTCTGATCAGCACCAACACCATAATCAACAGTGAGGTCAAGGTTATTCTCCTTGATTGTAACCTTACCGGTAGCCATAAGCTCATTCTTAGCAACCTTTGTTCTCGTTACGACCTGATCGGCAAGTCTGATACCGTCATTAATAACATAATCGTACATCTCGTCATTCCGAACACCGGCGCGGGTAAGAGCTCTCATTCTTTCTGACTGATTGATCTTAACCTTAATAAGACCCTTTTCAATGTTGTGGTTGTCGATAGGAACTCTGAAAGTTGTCTTTGCCTCTGTATCAAAGCCATGGAACTGAGCCATAACAGGAATCTGATACTCAGAAGCGATTGACTGCCAAGCAGCAACAAGATTATCTGTCTTGTCATCACCAAAAAGACCATCAATAGGATCATTTGGTCTATTTACCTGGAAGCCCATATTAAGCCATTCATCCTGAGGAATAAATCCGAGGATGTTATTCTCATATTTAACTGCCATTTCTTTTTCCTCCTTATTAGTATGGTCTTGTCACAGCAGGCTCAGAAACAAACTTGAATCCAAGTGCTGCGAGTGCAGTCTTAGCGGCAGATGCAAGGCGAACATCTGATCTTGCATAGTAAGTCTTGCCATCTCCAACGGTAGTGTCGGTTGTAAGAGTATAAACGTAAGCACCCGCACTACCTGATCTCTCATACCAACCCTCTTCCTTAGGATTTGCTCCTGTCTCAGGAGTAACTGCGTCATAACTCTCACCAGTAATGGCAAGACGATCTTCGATGACAACACCCTTTGTTACGACTGATCCCGGCATATTTCCGGTTGTTACATCAACATCTTCATAAGTAATGCCGATTGCATTACCATCATTTGTAGGATAAGCTGTTCCCATAGGAACATACTTCCCGCCTACACCTGTGGTCTGAACAAGAGCAGAATCCTGATTGAACTGTCTTGTTTCTCTCACACATTCCTCATGCGCAAGAAAGTAACCAGGGGCATAAACTTTTGAACTAATATCATTCTGATTAAATGACATGGTTTATTCCTCCTTTGTTTTTCCATAAAGATTATCGTGGAACTTTGCAGCAAGTTGTGCTGCTCTGCCAGTTGATCCATTATCATTTCCGCCTTTTCCGGCTGGCGGAGTTTCAACTCCTGCCCCCTTAGTTCCCTCAGTAGAAATGAAACCTGACCAATCAGCGTTAATTTTTTCTTTTAATGCATCAGCACCATCAAGAGTACCATCTTCCTTAAGCTTCATGTCCTTAAAGTCTGTGACTCTCAGGATTGAATCAATATGCTTATCGCCAACTTTGCACTCGGCAAGAAGTTTCTTATATGCTGCCTTAGTCTTGTTAAGGGTTTCTTTGGCAATTACATCAGATTTATATTTTTCAAAATCTTCATGCTCTTTGTCAAATTTACCCTTCCAATCATTATCGGCCACGTCTTTCTTTAGGTTTTCAAGCTCCTTTTGAATACCCGGAAGTTTTTCTGCTTCTTCTTTGTATTCCTTAATCTGTTCCTTAAGTGCCGATGTAATTGACGTATGCTCTTCGATAACGGCACTGATCTGTTCGTCGGTCAGTCCCATGCCTTTGAGCATTGCTCTTGTTAATGCCATATTTTTCTCCTTTTCTTCGGGCGATTTCTTCCGCCAATGAGTTGTTGAGTGATTTCTTCCACCCTATTTAAAATTATAAGGCAATAATGTGTAAAAGTAAACAAAAGGTGTACATAAATTTTGTGCACTTTTTAGTGTAGTGAATATATACTTTCTACACTAAATAGTGTACTATAGTATTAACAAATCAACCACTACTTCTAATAAGGAGGTATATATGAAAATCTGGACAGTTGAAGAAATGAAGAACATCCTTAATAAACATGACGATCAGGTCGGAAAAGCTCTCGTTAAATTATATGAGAAACAGACTTATGATGAACAGGTTAGTCATGAGACCAAAGAGAACAACGGCGTGGGTTTTAACGGAGTTGATGCTAAGATTCTCACAAGCTTTGCTAATTTTTATAAGAAAACAGGTTTTCTTACACCTAAGCAGCTCATTATAGCTAGAAAAAAGATTATGAAGTATGCAGGTCAGCTCTGCAGAATAGTAAATCAGGAGGTATGATCATGATAAAAAGATTTTAGCCCGAACAGAAAGAAGAAGCCAAGGTATTTGTTAAAGGTACCAATTACGTTATGGCGCTTGCATATGAAGCGTGGATCGATTGTGATGGAATTTTGATCTTTAGAGACATAGAAGAGTATGAAAAATATAAAGCTGAGAATTTCACATCAATCTATAGCGGCTGGATAACTTTAGATTTTGAACTATAAGGAGGTATGATTATGGCAAAGAATTATTATGATGAAATCAATGATGCTCTTGTTAGATACGAAGAGCATAAAAGCTATAAAACAAAAACCATGGATTGGATTTCAGATCGGATTAGCTGGTGTTGGAAGTTCAGAAAGATCACAAGAGATCAGATGGAAGAGCTTGCCGATAGAGCAACCAAAATATTTGAGGAGGGGGTTAGCATGAATGAGAAGGATAAGAAATGTTGTATCTGCGGAAAACGTTTTTCCAGCTGGGGCAATGATCCTTGGCCGGTAAATATGAATAATAACACAGTGTGTTGTGACGAATGCAACTATAATGTAGTGATTCCTGCAAGAATTGCTGCATTGCATAAAAAGGAGGATAAATAATATGATGACATTTGAAGAGAAAATCAAAGATGATTTTAAGAGAAAAATCTGGGCTGCATTGGAAGATGTGGCCCGAGAATTTCCAGATATTGACGAGCGGCTTCATCAAGAAGCAATGGAAGAGGGGGTTGAATATTTTATGGTTCACTTCTATGAAGACAATAAGGAGGATGAATAAATGGTAAAATTTGTATCTAAAGAAAAAGTAGAAGTATTTAAAACTTTTGACGATGTTCCATATGAGATTGAAGGATATGAGGCGGATCTTACAAAATTAAGAAAGCGGGGTGCGTGTGTTCATAGAGCTGAGCTTGATAATAAACCACATTATACAGGATTCTTTGGTCCGATGTGGGATGGCGGAGATTTTAGATATGAAACTCAAGAAATCTATGACATGCTAAGTAGATAAAATAAAAGAGTTGAGCTTAACTGCTCAACTCTTTTTTAATTACATTTCCATATTCATCCATATGGTCAGCAATTGCATCTCTTAAAAAATGTCTAGGTCTCATACCGTTCTTTTGTCCTCCACCCTGTGGGGCATCAAATTCCTCCCATTCAGGCGGCGGGGTAAATTTAGGACCAGTTCCAAGTTCAACATAAGGAGCATATTCAACATTAGATCCTATTTCAACATAATTATCTTCACCGCTGGTATCAACATTAAAGGTTATTGAGTTCCTAAGTGTACCGCCTCGATAACCTTTTTTGCCGGTACTTTCAGGCGTTCCTACCGGGCACAACGCTTTTGCATATTTTTCAGCTTTAATCCCAATGATAGTAAGAGCTTTTTCAATAGCATCATCAAGACCGTTTAAAACTTCTTGTGTATTATCTTGAGTAATCTCTATTCCATTTGTCGATCCAGTAGTTCCAACTTTTTTAATTCCTGCCATAACTTATTCCTCAGGTTCAAAATAATCGCAGGGTTCATTCTGGAATAAAACAGAATCGGGTTTGCAATTCGGATAAACATACATGTCACAGTTGCCTTTAGTAACTCCAACTGGAATTTCTTTTTTGCCTAAATTAATCACTGTTTTATCTCTGAATATACAGTCTGCACAAAATATTTGATTGCGGTCTGCAAAAGTACCTTTAATTTGATCCGTTTCTTTTTTCTTAGCCATATAAATCCTCCTTCTCAATATCATTATATAACATACACTAAAAATTGTACATTATTTAGCGTGACGAGTTTTACCAGCGTTAAATGTATCTTCATCACCATATTTAAAATAATCAGGCTGACCTATGACTTCCATTTTTACATTAATTCTATTTCCACTCTTTGTAATCTCAGAAATTCTAAATTCAGTACCTCTTTGAAGAATAACCTCAGCCTCACCACCTACTGAAGAGTATTTCTTTCCAGTAGTGTATAATTCAGCACCAGAAATAGTATTTCCAAAATAACTTTGAGGTTCGGCATAAATTCCTCTAGTTCCTTTCGGCGCATATATCTCATATGATACTTCTCCTGAGAAACCCGTTCCTTTTGCTATACCAGTTGACATGAAAGAATGATTTTGGAAGATCTGACCTTCAAGAGCGGCTTTAAGAGTCTTTTCATCTTTATTCAGTAATTGTTTTGCATCATCAAATGAAAACAAGTTTCCTTCCAATAATCCCGCAAGTCCGCTTTTATCGCTTCCTCTTACAAGATTTACATTATCTTGCATCTCAGATCTATCTATAAATTTAGTAAGGTCAGTAATGGTTTTTTTATAATTGGCATGACCATCTGTACCAAATTTTGAAAAGTTAGAAGGAATGGATCTCCAAGAATCTTCATGGCCCCATACTGTTTTATCCAATCCTATGAAATCAGATCTTGACCATCCATCATGATAACCTGACAACGATTTATTCATAGGATTAGAATTTCTAGTATATTCCCATACTGCATATTTTTCATCGTCTTTTGATGTTTTCCATAAATCATCTAAAAGTGGTCTATGATATTTATCGGCAGTAGAGCCACTAGTAAATGATTTAGATGCAG